TTTCATAGCACATCCGCCAATTAAACATTTAGAATATCTTTCCGCCTATACAAAAAATTACAAAAGCAATAAAACATAAAACTACAAAAATAAGTAGTAAAATCAAAATGTCACCAAATAAAGTTTTTTTCTTCATAGCACATCCGCCAATATATTCTGTTCTGTCTTGCCATCACCGAACAACTTCGGCAGAGTCAATCTTGACTTTGCCCGGCTGTCCGTTGTCCTTTTCATCCTTTCAAGGATGTCCAGCCTTGCCCGCTCTACCTCGCCAGCGTAACCTACTTTTGTACCACTGAGATCAAAACCACCAAGTCCGCCAAGTCCGCCAAGACTTGATATGCGTGTATCAATTGCTCTCAACATAAATGATTTCATAAAATCAGGTGGGGGAAATTTTAGACCTCTTCCCGTTTCAACGTTGATAAGCTGCGCTTCGCCGCTCAAGATTCTTTCTTTAAGACCAACTAAACTTTCCAGACTGCCTAATGGAGGTATCTCTGCCATTATTCTTGTGCTCCTGGTTTTATTTCCTTTGGCTTAAATTGGCTTAAATTCGCCGCACCAATAACTTTCATGCGTCAAGGGCCAAACTGCATTATCTTCCATACTATTTACCAGCATATCAGCATAGCCTTGAGAGTTTGCATCGGGCAAATAGATTTCCGCAAGTACTTTTCTGGGTGAATACTTACGACATTCGCCATCATTCTCATCTTGCTCTGCCCAATATTTACAATCTCCGCACTTCATTATCTTCTTTTCCTTTTAGGCGGTCTTCCTGTCTTAAGGGCTTGACCCGTTGTGTGCTGGGCTATCCTGGCAGCCTTGCCCTTGCTGTAACCCTTCTTTCGCATAGAAGTATATGCTTTATGGACTCGTGTGCCTTTTGGAGTCATTATTTATTCTCCTATGGCTCTGCTAACAAAATAAGCAACCAAAAATCAAGAAGCCTATTAATCTCTTTGTCTCTATACTTTCCTCTCCATTGTTTACATAGATACAATATTAATTTCCCATTTTTTATCATACTTCGTCAATCCTATACCTCTAACAAATTCGGTACGCCCATATTGCTCAAAAAGGGCAGACATTGGCTAAGGACAAAACCTTTCGCCTAATCTGCCATCGTAATCTCTTCTTGTGCGTTTTTTGTTAGACATTCCTGATTACAAAAATATTCATCGGTTCTTACAACATAAATAGGTTCATCGGCGGGGTCTTTTAATTTCTTCCCGCATTGCTTACATTTTGTTCGATAGTTTTTCATTTTACACCTCTAACAAGCTCGATATTCCCATATCGAAAGTATCTTCCTCGCGATGCTCAACTTCCTGACGCTTCAAATAGTTCTGCAACTCCACGGTTACATAACCTAAAGCCTCGATGGCCGGACAATAGCCTATCTTCAGGCCGCTTATATCGCTGGCGTCAATAGCATCAAAGCCCTGCAAGTGCAAGGCGACCTTACTATCCTTCAAATATAACAACATTCTATCAGGTTGCAACCATAATTTTATTTGAGGTAGTAAAAAGTCGTATAAATGCTCCTTCTCCAACAAGGCCGTATGTCGAAGTCTTATCTCGCGTGGCTTGTTCAAAGACCGGTGCAGTCTCGACTCCCGGCGAAACTCTGCGTTGGCCTCAGCTAGAAAGTCCCTGGCAGCATCGTGTGTTTCATCGGCCAGCCACCTACCTTCCGGGTCTCCGCTCTGGTCTATCCTGCGCCATGACACCCAGTACTTCAGGTCCATTGCCACACACTGACGGACGAGCTCACGCACATCAAAGGACTCGAAATCGTCAAGGACACACAATTCGTAACCGCCAGGATGCCGCTCCTTGCAAGCACCAACAACAACTATATAACCAGCCCTGTCCTCACACGGCCACGCTATGCCGCCCCAGACGGCCTGCGTGGCGTCTATCATATCAACGTACTCGATATGCTGGCCTAGTTTGGATGTTCTGATGTCAATCACTTATTCTCCAACGGCTTTGCTCGGTTATCAATCCACTCACCACAACCATCAATAGACCTACGACCTACTGGTGGATAAAATACTTTAACACGACCATTAACAAATACAATTTGTGGTGGATATCGTTTACAGACACCTCCACTCCTTAACTCCTTAGAGTAATAGCCACATCTTAAACAATATTTATATGCTCTCATACTACACCACCAGTTTACTGAAATATCCCTTGTGTTGGTATTCCTGTCATTGCGTCAAACCAATAGCCACAAGGCTGACATTTAGTACAATGCCACTTATAGCTTCGCTCTTTCCAAATCTCTGGATAGCACCTGTGTTTGTAATGCCACCAACTACATATCAGCCATTTTCTCAACAAGTATCTCATTATGCCACCAGCCTACTAAAATAGCCCTTGTGGTCAACGCCGTAGATACCATACCTCACACAATCGCAAGTGTGGTCGTTGAGTTGCAACGGCTCATCCTTTGCATCCCTCGTCTCGTTGCCTTCAGCCCACTTATAGCCTCCCATCTCTTTAATCGTGTGCTTGCAAGTATCGAATATCTGTAGCCTCGGCCTGCCGTCGCCCTGTACCTTAAGAGCCGCCCGGACAACCTCAATGCCCAAATGCCTGTCCTTCTTAGCCGGCATGGTATCTATACCCAATTGCCTGAACTCGTGCCGCTCCTGGGCCTCGTGGTCCGCCCACGTAACGCGATATCGCTCCTTGCCGCTTATTCGCTTAATCTCCGCCGCGTGGTAGGCTAATGTCTGCTGGGCCGCGTAATGCTCATTATACACATACCAGCGATTATCGTGGTCTCTTGCCATCCACAAACAGACAAATGGATTGTTGAAGCCCCAGTCGATAGCCCGGTATCGCTGCCAGTCGTTAGGTATCTTGAACGGCTTGCAGACGTGGACCTTGCGGCTAAACGTCTTATAGACGGCGCCAAAGAAGGCAGCGAAATAGCCTTCAATTCTTGTCTGTTGCACCTCGGCGGGCCAGTCAGCTATCATCATATCAATCTCTGCATCGGGAATGTATCCGCCCCGACTCCTACGGTTGTCATTCAAGTTGGCATAGAATATCTCATCAGTTGGCGGTAAGTTAATTACCCGCTCCTCAAGCCAAGGCTGGGGCTGAATGGGTGTCATACTACCAGCAAAGAATCCATGATAATCCAGTAGCCGGGCCTGTATCTCAGTAAAGATACCCACAGAGTCTCCGCTTAGCTGCTCGTCTTGATAGATAGCATGTAACGGACGACCTTCAAACGCCTTACGACCTTGCTCACCCGACTTAAACTCAATTTTATTACCGTTGACTAACTGTATCTCTTTAGGTATTTCCTCTCGTGTGTTATGCCAGATTATCCTTTTTATCTGCTCAGAAGGCAAATAGTCCTTGACCTTCTCACCCCACAGTAGTTTACCCACTAACGGCCAGGAATCAGCTACAGCCCATATTGTGGCCTTCTTGGGGGTTTTACGAAACGGGTGTATCCCTATCGCAAATGAGCATAAATCATACCCGATATTGCTTTCAGACTTGCCGGACCTGCTCCCACCCATTATCCAGCGAAACTTTGCCTGACTCCTGTGGAAAGCCGCCGGGGCTGGTAACGGCTTATATCCGAGTATCTTGCCGCCAATGTAGTCTATATCGTCGTCGCTGGCAGCTGACAGGTCCGCGATCCAACCAGCTCCAACTGCAACTGCTGCTGCGCTTGCTTTTAAGAACTCTCTGCGCTTCATTACATACCTGTCGAATAATATCTGTCCGGGTATAGGTGTTGGTAGCCAAGAGCTATGACTGTCCTCATCGCTTTGTTTTGCGCTTCTACAACTGGGTCACAGTCCATACTCATCGCATTGATAGTCTCTTGCACGTCCGGCGGCAGGTCCGCGAAGCACTTGATATCCTTGCCTCGCTTGGGTATGACGTTTGAGGGGCTGCTTGTTACTGTCATACCCTGTTTAGTCATACCTTTTGTTATTAAATCTTGCTCACGCTTACTGGGCGGTATATCATCAATACCACATTTAGCCCGTTGCCTCTGTTTAGCCTTCCTGTTGGCCTCTCTCTGCTTGTCCTTATCTTTGTACATCTTCAGTCTCCCTGACAATAGAATCCACTGGAATAGCCGGTAATGCCCTGTTTACGCACCTTTCAGCTAACTTCGCCCGGATAGCGTCGCGCTGCTCAGGAGTATATCTTTGGTCTTTTAATACAATATCCTGCTTATCTGTCTGGCCCAACTCATTTTTGCCCAGAAAACATAACATTCCTGTATCTTTGCCAATCAAAGCCTTCTCTCGTTGTGCCCTACGCAACGTAGTTCGTCCCTCAGCCCTTTTTTGACGTATATACCCACGAAAATGGTCTGTAAGCGTCTGTAATGGCACATCTAACGCTAAGGCTATTGTGTCCATGTGGCAATTATCCAAAGCCATCTGCTCTATCTTTACCTTTTGCTCATCTGTCCATATTCGTTTTGGTCTGCCTACTTTAGCCATATTTCATCCGGATAAAACACATAATTATTATACCTGTGAGCGAACCTATACCTAATCCAATAATAACACCTATCTCGTCCATTATCCTAATCCCTTTCATTTAAGGTATTACGGCGGCGGCCAGGTAGTTACGCACCTACCGTTCATTACAAACACAATTAAATCATATTTTCCAAGAGCTGTCAATAAATAATAATAAAATTATTTTTGCTTGTAAGTCTTTTGTTGTGCTATATTTAGTTGTTCCTTGACAAATACTTTCTATTTTGTTCTTGCAATTGCTCAAGAAACAGTCGATAATACTATTTAATATGAGACCGACTAAGACAACAATCAAATTGAGCATAAGCCTCGGCACTTTCCCTCTGCGTTTTAGTCGGCGCTCATATTGTGTCGGGGCTTTATTTATGAAAGGATAGGAAAATGAAACGAAGAAACAAAGAAAACAAAGAGTGGATATTTGATTTTATCCGCATAAAAAAATGTGGCCTTGATTTTGCATATTGTCGGGGTGATATTGAATCTGCTCACAAAATAGAGGAAGACATAAAAAGATTAAGGGCTATGTATGAAAAAACTTGAACGCTGCCCAACTTGTCATCTTGTAATAATCCCTGATGAAGTTAGAGACATCTGGGAAAAGAAATTCGGCACGAGGGATAAGCCACACTATTTAGCTATATGCAAATTGTGCGGTAAGCCTGCTGGCGAACATTATGGAACTGATTGTCATAAAGATTTGAAAGGATAGGAAAATGGCAAAATTCAAATATGATAGTTATGAGGCAGGATTTCACGATTGTCAAATTGCATTATCTGGCAAATCGGATTTACGGCCAAATAAAGATTTTACACCACCAGACGAAGATGCCGGAGAACTTGACCAAACAGAATATATGAGAGGCCAAATATCTGCTTTAATTTCTCATTGTAAAACCTAACAGCCTTCACTGGAGCGCAGCATCTCCTCCTGTTGCGCTCCGGCGTATGCTGTTGGAAATCAAGGGCTTTATTTATGAAAGGATGAGAAATGAAAGAGAAACCAGAAAAAAACTCACGCAAAACAATTTATTGGCATTGCAAGCATTGTGGTTCTTTCTTTAAGACAAAAGTTTGGATGTCTCGTAATAGATGTCGCTCTGGTGCTTGTCGTCGTTGGATGGTTCAAATAACAGAGGAAGAATATCGAAAAAAGAAAGGATTGACTGAATAACAGCTTTCACTGAAGCGCACGACAACGCTCCGGCATATGTTGTTGAAATCCTAAGTCATATTGGTAGCAGGTAGGGCAGTTAGGCCAGCACAGGGCAAGCTGTGGCCTCGGATATAGCTGATATGGCCTGAAATCATTAAAAAGGCCGCAAGCTATATCCTTACGGCCTCTCAATACTTTTAAGCATTTTTCTATTGTGTCCGGATTAATTCCTTACTTAACGCACAACCATAGGCATCACCTCCTAATCGACAATCACGAATTTGCCTTGTGTTAAAGGGATTTTTTTCATCTCACTTACTTCCTTTCAGGCTTGTCTAATCATTATGTTACATTTACTGTCGTCCCTTACTATCAGTGGCGCGCTTATTTTCCTTTTGCGAACTTCGAGAAAGGCCGCTTTTTCGGCAGTATCAAAGTCTTTGAATATCTGTAGAAGTTGTTGTTTGTAGATTTTGTGTCTCCACGAAATCAATGTCTCGTAAAATAATAGCCATATACCAGAGCGTGGTTCAATTGATATTCTGTGTTGCTCCATATTATTCACCTTTCGGAGCTTGCTCAAGGATTGTCGTAGCTTTTTCAATATCGTCTCCGATACACTCTTCAAGTGCCTCTGCTATGACAATTCTCAATAATCTTTTACTTTGCTCAAGCTCTTTGATTCGCTCGGCATTTCTTACGGCGTGGTTATAATCTGTTATCTGAATTTCTTTGAGGTCTGTATAATCGTCCTCAAGCTCTTTAATTCGCTCTTGTAACTTTTCATGTTCTCCTTCTGGCACGCAACTATACTTCTTTCCAGCTTCCAAACCATCAAGATTTCCAGTTATTCGTATTCCCCATAACATATTATTTATCCCTTCAGAACTTGCTTAAAGTATTCCACCTCTTTAGCCCAATTACTTGCTGGATGATTATTTCGCACTTTCCACTCCGCTTTAGCCAATGCTAATGCTTCTCCAATGCCTTGCTCAAGCTCTCTGATTCGCTCGGCTTGATTTTTATTTTGATTTATAAGTTTATGTACTGCTTCTGGTTCGTAAGGCATATCATTCTCCTTTTAGGAATTGCTCAATTTTCATCGCTGCTAAAGGCTCTTTTTTTATTTCCCTTAACAGCTTCTCAATCCCTCTAATTCGTTCTCTAAGTTGGGCTATAATCATCTCGTTTCGTTCCGCAGTAGTTCGGTCTTGGATTTCCTTAATTCCCATATCTCTTACCATCTTCAGGGCTTGCGCCGGCGGTTCTGGAATAACACCTCTCCAATAAAAGCATTTTAATCTATCAGCTATATCAACAACATTGCACATTCTTTTGTTTTCACACCATCCCCAAAATATTTTTAGTTTGCCCTCAATTCTAAATACTTGATGTAGCTGAACTTGGTGTCCCGCGTTAACTCTTAACCAATAACCTGGCTCATTCGGCACTTGTTTCTCCCACATTTACTCATTCTCCTTATCATTTACCTTTCGCTCAATATTTCCTTGATTAGCCAATGCTCAGTAAAGTATTGTCGCTTTATCATCATATCTTTTGACGCAAGAATCTCTTTGAGTTCTTTAGTGGTCATACCTTTTAGCTTTATGCCTATCACACTTTCGCGTATCGTTTGTTTTTCCTTTTCGATGTCTATCTTTTTTTGGGCGGCCTTATCCTCAACTTGCTTCACAATATCCGCTTGTGTCGGAGCGTCCCGCCAGTCGCCGTCATTGAGCCACGTTTCCGGTAGAGGCATAAACTTTCTCTCACAGCAGAGCCGTTGGCCTTTTTTCTTCTGCCGCTCAATAGTAAAAACCATCTTCCCGACATCTTCCCCGGTGGGTTTGTTTTTCTCAAACCATCTGACCGCTCTTTGCTTTGCATCTTTCCGGGGATATTGTTTCCAAAATTTATTGAATAAATGAACATATTGGTCTAGTCTAGTCTGGTCTAGTCTAGTCTGGTTAGGGGGACGTGTCCGTCCCGTGTCCGTCCCGTGTACGGGAAGTCCTGTGTTTATAAGGAGTTCCGGGGAATATTTAGGGTATCTTACATCTCTTTTGATATCGGAGCGCAAAGTCTTGAAACAATCAACTAAATGAAGATAAATATCATCATCAACTTGGTATCTTATAACCAGATTAACAACCTCTAATTCATCTACCCATTTCTTGATTTTAAGCTCGCTAACTTGCCGATTTTTCCATCTTTTTCCGTATAATCCAGCTAATATAAGTCGGGGGTCAGCGTCATAATCGCCATAATCATCTGACCTCGCCAACAAGCGAGTATATAAAGTCTCCGCTCCTATGCTTACCCGATTGATCCTCACACTATCAGGGTAATTCTTTAGTAGCGGGTTATAGCCTTTTCGTTCTTCCTGTTTTGCTGTCATTCTGCTAATCCATACTGGACAGATTTCTCTGTAATGGTTGCATTGTTATCATAAGCTGCTCCTTACCTTTCACCCAGTCGGCTATTTGCTCATATTGTTCGGCGGTGAAATCGAAACCGTTGAAACTTAATTCACCACAGGCCGATTTGATTATCGCTATCGAGGATATTTTCGGTGGGTGCTTAACATCTTTGACATCACTCAAATCCATTTGCTCGGATTTCTCAACTTCCTTTTGCATTGAATTTCTCTTTGCCATAATACAGTCCTTTCTAACTTGTTAAGAATTTTGGCATTTTGGTTTTTTCAAGCCTTTGAATATTTTCGGGCAGTTTCATAAAATCAGCCACCGTTGAACCGTCCGGCAAGCTCATCTGGGCAAGAAACTGGTCTTCAAATGAGATAACATCTGCATCAATTTCCTCAAATTTCATCTTCATTGACATATACAGGATTCGCCATCTTTGTCGTACTTCTTGTTCATATTGCTTTTCTGTTTTGTCATCTTTTGAAGGCATTGGAACATTCTTTTTATAGACCTTGCCTTTATACTTCCACCCGATGCCATCCCCGCGGGGACTCCTACCCAAAAAAGACTCCTCAATCCCATAAGATGTCAAAAGCTCTTCTATCTTTTGTTTTGAACGCGCCACCGGTACAGAGGTATTTTTTGCGTATCTTGCCATTACAGTCCTTTCTTAAATAGAGCCATCTGGCCTTTGCATACATAAAACAACTTCATAATCTATCCGAGGGCTTCCTTTGGACTCGGCTAACCTTCTAAAAAACGATTTTCGCTCTTTCTTTTTGACCTCTGTATGGCCGAATAACGTCTTGTGTGTAGTCTCTTTTACTAACATTGCGTGGTGGATACAGACGGTCTTAAATCCAACAGACTCACAGAGCCGCTGCCAGTCGCTTGGGAAGTCCACTATCTTGCCTTTTCGGACAAATGATTTGACTACCCATATAGCGTGGCCGCCGGGCTTTAGTATTTGGTAACATTGCTCTACTATTGTTTTGGCGGTCTGCCAGAAAGTGTCGCCTTTATAATTTCCTAATTGATTTTCGTTGCTTGAATACGAAGCAAGACCACCATATTCCATCTTTTTCTTTCGTCTTTTGATATTTTCGACCCGACCTGCATTTTTTGAGCGGTCGAGGCTTGCTTCATACGGTGGTGAGCTTATCACGCAATCGACATCGCCGGACTTGAGATTGCCGAGATTGCCTTCTGTATCTTGCTTTGCATATTTTGTGAAATAGAGTTTTTCGCCCGGATGTCGAGGGTTTTTTCTAACCATACCAGACTCGACCTTACCCCCTAATTCCTCTTTTGAGCCAGGGTTCTCTGCATACGGCGGGCTTGACACTACCATATCGACATTGCCTAGCTTCATACTTCCGAGTTGGCCGGGGGTCTGACCGTGAAATTGCTTTTCATATCCTGCGTGAATACGTTTATCTTTAGCATTTTTACGCACAATTTTGCTGTTTTTGGAGCAATCTGTATGGCATTGAGAAAATGGCGGACTCCCGACCACACAATCGGCCCCTTCTACCAGCTCGCATAACTTTCGGCTATCACCCTGAATAATCACTGGAAACGGATTGCCAAATTCTACCCAAGCGTCTTTGTGAAGTTCAAAATTCTGCTCGGCCAAGTTCACGAATTTCTGCTCCAACTCTACACAGACCACCTGATAGCCCTCATAAGCCCCCAGAATCCCCGTAGAGCCAATACCTCCGAAAGGGTCAAGGATAACGTCCCCCTCTTTGAGCCAGCCTTGCTCTTTAGCGTGGGCTAATATCCGCTTTAAGAGGCCGTAGGACATCTTGGCTGGATGACTGAATGCTTCAGGAACTATTATGCCCCGCCAACCATCATCATAACATCCGTGCCATTGTATTATCTTCTTATCTGGCATTCTTGCCCTCTCATAAACTCTCTAATTTTTTTTCAACATCAAGCCTTCGTACATCTCTTTATACATCAATCCTATTCCGATTATCTTGCCTTTGTACGATTGATTACGGTCAAGAAATTCCAGTTTATCAATAACATTTTGGCCGTATTTTTCTAACATAAACTGATAATAAATTTCCTGTTTGCCCTGATGAAATCCGTTACAATCCTTGCATTGAGCGTGAATATTTCTCTCATCAAAGTAAACTCCGCTTAGACCGCCACGGCTCTTTGATATGTAATGTCCTGCATCGCAATTCTTATTCCAAACAACTATCCGAGGACAAGTGCAGCATTTCACATATCCAAATGACACATCGGGATATTTCTCTTGGTATTCAATGGCATCTCTAAGTCGAATATATTTTGAACACCACTCCCAGGCTTCTTTCTTGGCTGTCTTTGCCATTTATCGCATCCTTGCTAAAATAAAAGGGACGGGCAGGAACTGTCTTAACCGCTTTTCTGCAACCTATGGTACATCCGACCGACTTTTTGTAGTCGCCGTCCCTTCTGAAGTTTTCAAAAGTTTATAAACTCGCCATCTTCAGTGATGCCATAATAGCCTTTGATTTCCGGTAAACCGTGGGAAAGAGCTACTTTATGACAAGTCTTTAAGGCATCTATTGTTTTTTGGTCTTTTGTTATTCCCTGCATAATAGAGGTTACAATACACACATCTCCACATCTCCATCCTGCATTTGCTAATCTTCGCAGATCTTCAAATTCTTCTTTTGTCGCAAAAGTTTTTGTATGTTTCATAATCTTTTCCTTTTCAATCATCAATAGTTTTCGGTTCTTTGTGTAAATTCATATTTCCTTTTCAATAAAAGGGACGGGCCGGATTCTTACCGGCTTTCCTCTTAGACCGCCTTGTTGCAACAAGTGAGGATTCAGGTAATTCGGTAATAGCGTTTCCCACACGCCGCCGTCCCTTATGAACTTTTCAATTCTCAATAATAGCTTCATCACATTCATCGCATACATTGTATGGCTCTACGATGAGATACCCACGCCCTTTGCAAACCCCACATTTTGCCTCTGGTGGAGGGTATCCTATACCAGTCCCGCGACAATCAGCACAATCAATATGCTTGCTTATTGAGGTACTGACTTCTTTTTCACAATTTGGGCAAAATATAACTTTCCTTTCAATAAAAGGGACGGGCAGGTTTCACCTTTGGTCTACATGCCGTTGGGCTACCTGCCGCCGGGCTCAAACCGTTCGCGTATTCCGCCGTCCCTTTATCACGGTTACATTTCCTTTCAAAAAGTCGCTTCGTCTGAAGATGGTATAACGATACTCCATTGTTTCGCCGCCAGGATGATAATATCTTCTATGAAAGTTGACATCTGTCGCATCGTTAAATCAGCAAGACTTTTAACAATCGATATTTCTTTTCCAGAAGTTTTGCTTACAACATATTCAGTTAGAAATTCACCTTTGAGTAATCCTTTGACCTCGTTCACTGTATATCCCGAAGCCTGCGAACATAGCACAAATACAACGCCGTGTAGATATCGTAATTGTTGCAAACTCTTTTCTTTGCGCCAAGGTTGTATCGTACATTCGAGGTCGCCTTTTTCGGCTATGCCCTGAATATAGGCGCAAAAGAGGTCGGGTCTATCATAGACCAAATGGTCTTTTACAAGCATACATTTGAAACGTGGGAGTATCATATTAAAAAGGGACGTCTCCGTCTCCTGTTGGCGGCGGGTCATCGCCTACATAATCAGGATTAGATCTGTATTGCGGTTCGGTTATTGACGGGGCAGGTTCAGGAATACCAGTTGGTTCTACATAAACCCTAATTCCGCCCGTTAATTTTCTACCAAAACTTACAGTCCTATCGTTATATAAAGTTATTTTTTTACCAATCCAATCGTCAAATTCGGGGCTTCCGGTAATAACCTCAATACGCTGGCCATTAGTCATATTCAAAACCAACGGCTTATCGAGTTCGTGGAAGAAGAGAGTCCACTTTTTTCGTTCCGGTTCTCCTTCCATTTCTACATTCTGTTCTTTGTAACCTTTGATAGTTACTACAATTGGAGGTTCTACGTCCTCTTTAGTTAAGAACTGGCTTGATTTTAGGTCATTTACATTTGGCATTTTGGTTCCTTTCTTGATTGAGTTTTTAGTTCTTCGAGATAATCATTCTGGGCTGTTTCAGCTACCCATTTTTTATATTCGAGGCGGTGTTTGGGACACATATCGTTGTTTTTTATGAAATTCTTATCACATTGTTTGCAGCCTGTATTCATTTATTCACCTGTCATAATGAAATCGACTACTATCGTTATAAACTTTTTCATGTTTTGATTTATAGAGTATGGACCTGCGCTTGGAATATCCATTAACTTTGCTCGAATCAAGGCGCAAACCAACCCGTGCCTTATCTTGCCCTTGATGATTTCATCTTCGTGTGCATGTTCCCAGTCCTCAGTCGCCTGGTCATATTCGTTCACTGTAATTGACGGAATGGAAAACTGGTCAACTACAAGTTTCTTTCTGTTTTTGCCGAGATATTCAGCCTCCTGGATTTCAGCCACAATTATATGAATGCGTTCACCAACCCGACCTCGTAACGGATTGTATGACGTACCAACCTTAACATCTGCTGGTATCTCCCCCGTCTCGTCCATAAAGATACATTGCGACCACCATATCTCATCAACCTGCCAGGTCTTTTTGAAAGTTTTAATTGATAAATCATAACCACCTGTCTTTTGATTTATTGGCATTGCAAGTAATTGTTTTATTGTTGTCATAATAATCTCCACACTTGGCAACCATCACGCCTTTTACCAGTACGCTCTATCTTGTTTTTGTTTCGTAGGCCGGAGAAACGCTTACGGCAGATGTCGTACCACTTATCATACGACCAATGGGTATATTGACTTATATTAAGAGCTATATCCTTAGTAGTAAAGTCTTTAGATAATGTGCTATATTTTACAATTTCCCCATAAACTCTTTCTTTTTGCCGATTCAACTCACCACTCTTGGCCATCTTCTCGGCGGCCTCGTGGCTTGTGATAGGGTCTGTATCCCGTGCTAACGGTGGTTCAAATAGAGTTTTCATTGTTTCTCCGCTTCTTTGAAAACCTTATCGTGAAGAAGTTTTCTCGTTTCTTGCAATTCTTCCACTAATTTCTCGTGGCTATTTATAACTTTGATGATGTAGTCGGCTTCTTCAAGTGTAACAAGGTCGGCTATGTGCCCACTTGAGCTATGGATTTCACAATATCTGCTATTTTTATCTGCCTGATATTTCCGTAGTGGTAATTCAAATGGACATTTCATAGCTATTCTCCTTCAGGTTCTACTATTTCTTCACAAACATCACATACATAATAGGCCATATCGCTTCCGCCTACTTTGCGAAGAATGCCATCACAATACGGGCAGTATTCTTTCTTTGTATCTTCCATAACTATCTCCCTTCAATGGCTCTCTTGGCATATCTATCGCAAATATAGGCATCCCACGCCTTTCTTGAGTCCACTCCTATCCAACCGTCAATTCCATTGGGGTCATAACGGGCTTTGCCGAGGTCTGTAAGTCGCTGCTGGATTTCTCTTTGGGATGGGATGTAGCTTTGAACTGGTACTAACTTAACTATCTGAGTATTCCGATAAATTCTGGCAACTACAAAGCCGGTCGCAGCACCACTACCATAAATCAAAATACAAGCTAATATGTTAAGAACTGTTTTCATCTTTTCTATCCTCGATAATGGTTTGCCGAATCATAACTAATCCAATCTTGAAATCTGCATTACTAATTGCAAGATTTTCACCGCTCTCGATTGCCTGCACTAAATTATCTCCTCGTCTTAATAATTCATACAGGGAGGAAAGCATTGTTTTTTCGCCGCCACAATCACAGGGTTTTGAAGGCGCATTGCGTAAAGCACAATCTGACTTATGTCTTATCTGTATCATCTTCTTTGTCCTCGATTAGCTCAATATCTTTACACATTTCCCTATACAAATTGTTTGTTACTTTCCTGCCTATTTTGATTGATTCCATAGCAGGTAAATCCATAAATTCTAAATGATAGCCAAAATCACCATCGTTCTGTTTGATAATAGCTTTGTTGCCTACATAATTGACTTTATCTCCCGCAAACACATCCTTGCCGTTTTTGTCTTTGGTTACGAAAGGATGGACGGTAAGGCCAATCTGGGGCACCATAAAATGAGTAAATTTATTTTCCGATTCAAGGTCATTGTAATATTTCCAGCCCCAATCTTCTGTCCATTCACAATACCCTACCGTCTTGCCGTCTTTCTTTAGTTCGTATAGATGTTCCATTTATGATTCCTCTGAATTGATAAGCTCGTTCTCTTCTATTGTTTCTTTGGACAAATAGCACCAGGTATCGCCACATTTCTCACACTTTCTCGGCGGTGTTTTTTGGCCTAAAGGTACTGTGATTTTATAATTACAAGTCATACACTGAAAATCGTAATCATTCTCCATTGTCTTGCTCCAATAGCTCTATCGTGCGTTTCTCCTTGCTTTCAGGTATCTCCGAAGGTCTCTCGGCTCACCAGTTCTGGCTAATCTTTTGGCTGCTTTTTCAACTGGAGTCTCTTTTTCTTTTGCCATTCTCCTTAGCTTCTCAGGGCTTGCTCAAATTGCTTAATAAGATTTTGTATAAATTTATCCATTTCCCTTTTTTGCCGCTTGAAATAGCAATTTTCTTTGTGCTTTTCAAAAGGCAATCGTTTGCAACAAGGTTCACTAATAACAATCCACATAACATTCTCCTTTCAAAGCGGCTTTTGGCCTCCGTGCCCTTGAATAGCATCCTGCCAACGGTTAGCCGCCTTGATACCTGTACTCATTCAATCTTCTCATAAATTATGGGTAGATTTGGTACGCCTTCAGAATCTATGGGATGTCGCACTTCGGCTTCTGGTTGCTCTGCTCGGAGCTTGGCGAGTGCTTGGTTAAGAGGACAGTGTTCTGAATGTTCTGGTCTCAATGAGTAACATACATAACAAGCATCATTTTCAGCAAATTCCATTTGTTCCAACAATTCAATCGTTTCTTTTATCTTTTGACTCATAGCTCTAAGTCCCTTCGGCCTCTTTTAATTGTATAATTATTGCGTCAGATTCTAATGAATCCAAAACTTCAAGATTGCTCTGTGGACGTGAAATTTGGAAATAATCCAAGAAATATTTACAAGATACTACACCTTCACGCATAGAACGAGAACCAGGCTGTAAAGAATCAATAGATTTTATACATATTTGTTGTTTGTCCTTATCAAAACCCAAAAGAACAGTATGGGTTTCAAGGGAATATTTCCTTTGGGCAGACCTATTAAGATATATTCGTTTTTTGAATATCTTAGCTAAAGGCTCTTGATTAAATGTTCCAGCATCTTGTACAAAAAATTCAAAACTCATAGCTCTAAGTCCCCTGCTTATTATTAGCTCTCCTAATTAGAATTATAAAGAACCGTAAATCAATTTATATTGTCTGCCGTAAGGCCGATAATCGATGTGGTATAAAACTCGCTCCACACATCCTGAGACGTTATTTTGCCACACAACTGCTGGATAAACGCGTGTCCTTATTGGTAATTTCCCGCCTGCTCGATCATTCGAGCATTCAGACGACTGAAATTTATTTGAAACTGGATTCATCTTATTTAACTGGCTGCACCGACTGTTTGGATTAACTTATCAATTTTTTCTATCAATTCTCGGTATTCTTTTGTATCCCGATGTTTCGGACAATAATCTATATGATAAGGAAAATCCCAATTACCTTCTCCTGTACTTGTTTTTGATTTTGCGCCATCAGGGACAATACAACAAGTGCAAACCAAAGCATATTTGGGATACATACAATGTCCTACACTTACATCGGGCAATGCTAATGCTTCTGATTTAATTCGTTCAAATGCACTATCTAATAGTTTTTTATTCATTATCTATTCGCCTCTACTGACGTTTTGGATTAAAAAGGCACAAAGGGAGTAGCAATGCCGACAAAAGCATAGAGAACTCCCCTTGGCCAATATTCTTGGGATTCTTGTTTTGATTTGAGAGTCTTGTAATTGTCGGCATTGCTTTTATACTCCAAACATTCACTTTTCAATTATCGGCATTATACCATAAAAACTTTAACCTGTCTATGAAAATCTTGAAAGAAAATTCAACTTTTTTCTATCTCTTGCTCTGATATAGAGTTACGAGACGAAAAAAATAAAGCCAGACTCCGTGTAGAAGAGCCTGGCTTCGGAGGAATTGAATGAAAAGAAATTGTCTATGGTTTAAGATTATGTTCCACACATAGACCTTCGCATTTTTTCAAATAGAAAAAATATCCCTGCGTAATTAAAACGCCCTTAAACGGCGCCGGTTCGTTGACATCCTGCATAACCAATCTTTGAGAATCAGGAACGTAAACGGTCGATTTTCTTGCAGATAAGCATCCATTCAGCGTTAAGCTGATGATAAAAAGTAATACGGCCAGCGTCAAGAGCATCCTGCATAGCCAATAATTTCTTGTCCCGCTTCTGTTCCAGCTCATAAATTTGGCTCTCCTTTTTTTCTTTGGGGGTCTTCTTGAACCAAAAAAAGAGAAATTTCAAGATGATATTAAAAATAGTTCTCAAAATCTAATTCTCAACCCAAAAAGAATTTTGCTATCATTGTAAGAGCTCCTGTCGATTGACTCAAAATTGTACTCAATGAAAAGAATATCCTCGAATACAATACCGGCAATTATTGAGACCCTTGCCTTATCAATCTCAAAGTCAATGTCGAGCTTTCCGCCAAAATACGGCTTGCCTTTTATAGTCTCCGGCAAGAACTCCAGGATAATCGGGTTGGGGAATTGCACAATTTCCGGTAAGTGATAAATACCGTACATTCCCCAAATTTCCGGCGCTTCCTGGTCTGGGAACCAGAGGGCCGAAACACCCACTTCGATATTTTCCGCGAGGTCAGTACCTAACCTCGC